GTGCTGCAACCAGCACAGAAACAGGAGGCGGGTTCCAATGTTTAGCTGGACCTGTTAATGATAGAGCATGACATACACAGAATTAAAACAAAAAATTAGAGATTACACTGAAGTATCTAGCACCGTTTTTACAGATACTATTTGCAATGGATTTATTCAAGATGCTGAACTTAGAATTTTAAGAGAAGTAGATTCTGATAATAATAGAAAATATGCAACAGCTAGTCTAGTTGTTAATACTAGGTTTATAGATACTCCTTCTGATTTATTAATAGTAAGATCTGCCCAAATTGTAGATTCAGATGGTACGGCTTCTGCAGATAACAGAGATTTTCTTCAGTACCGAGATACTAATTTTATGGCTGAATATAACCCCAAAGGAGAGACAGGTGTTCCAAAATATTACAGTTATTGGGATGAAGACACTTTAGTTTTTGCTCCTACACCTGATGCGACTTATACAATTCAATTAAATTATATCTTGAAAACGCAGGGATTATCAGATACAAATGCTACTACATACTTAAGTCAGAAATTTCCCAATGGTTTATTGTATGCTTGCCTAGTAGAGGCTTACGGTTTTTTAAAAGGACCCGTTGACATGCTCCAGTTATATGATAAAAAATACACAGAAGCAGTCAAAGGATTCTCAATAGAACAAATGGGAAGACGAAGACGAGATGAATACCAAGCAGGTGTTCCTCGAATAGGTAAACAATAAGGAGAAAAAACTATGGCAATAACACAAGCAATTGCAAATTCATTTAAGAAACAGCTTTTAGAAGCTGACATGAATTTCAAACAAACTGGTGGTGACAAGTTTAAAATAGCTCTTTACTCTTCAACAGCAACTCTAAATTCCACTACTACTGCTTACAGTGCTTCATCTGAAGTTTCTAACAGTGGTCAATACACAGCTGGTGGTGGCTTACTCGTTAACTCAGGAACTTCTATTAGTGCAGGTGTTGCAAGAACCGACTTTGCAGATAGATCTTTTACTGGAGTAACGTTGACAGCTAGAGGTGCTTTAATCTACAACACATCTTCTGACACTACAAATGCAGCAGTTGCAGTTTTAGATTTTGGAGCAGATAAAACAGCTACTTCAGGAACTTTTACAATCCAGTTTCCAGCACCAACATCAACAGCGGCGATTTTAAGAATCTCTGGTTAAGTAGGAGGTAAACTCCTATGGCGAGTAAAACTTACACAGTTACCGTTGCATCCGGTAGTCTATATGGCGGTGGTACAGGTAACGTATTTTACTTAGACGGTGCTCGTAATGCCACTGGTCCAGGAACCATTGATTGGGTTTCAGGAGCCACTCTCCGTTTTGATCAAAGTGATGGAACTAATAATAATCATCCATTAATTTTTTCGACTAACACTAGTACGTCAGGAATAATTTCTGCGAATGTAACTTATTATTTAGACGGATCTAGTAATCAAGCTAACTACACCAACACTGCAACATTTAATTCAGGAACAACTCGATATGTTGAAATAACACCTTCGAGTCAAACAGATTTTTATTATCTATGTTATGTCCATGGCATAGGTATGGGTGGAATATTTGATATTACTCAAAACACTTGGAGCTCTTTACCTTGGGGCAATAACACATGGCAATCATTAACAAGCACAATTAAACCTACTGGATTTCCTTTACCAATGGCTTTAGGTGATGAGTCTTCTACTCCAAGTGAAGGATGGGGATCACGAGGATGGAATGAAAATTCTTGGGGATCTATTCAAAATAATATTCCTGTTACAGGACAAACAACATCATTTACACTAGGAAATGTTACACCATTTGGAAGTGCAGGATGGGGAGGCTTAGCTTGGAATATTGGTGAATGGGGATCAATCAATACAGGAAATCAATTAGTAACTGGACTTGCCATGTCTGCAAATTTAGGCCAAGTAGATCAAACATCTAGTACAGGTTGGGGAAGAGATACTTGGGGTTCAAACGTTTGGAATGGTTTTGGAACTGTAATACCAAGCGGTGTTTCAATGTCCATGGCTGTAGGTGATGAATTAATTAATACAGAAACTAATAGAGGTTGGGGAAGAAAAGAATGGGGAATAGATTCTTGGGGCATTGGCGGTCAAGTTCTAGCAAATAATTTCTCTCTACCAATGACATTAGCAAATGTTTCGATTGATAACGAAATTAATACAGGTTGGGGTTCTGATGGTTGGGGTGTTGAAGGTTGGGGTGAATCTATTATGGTTGTTCAACCAACAGGTCAAGTTTTAACTTTAGCTGAAGGCTCTGGTGGTATTTCTTTTGATGGTGATTCTAATTTAACTCTTACTGGAAATGCATTAACTGCAACTTTAGGTGATGAAAGTATAAATATTAAAGTAGGTCCAATTGTAACTGGTTTCCCTCTAGGAATAAGTTTAAGTTTTGAAAGTGCAGTTGTAAACGCTTCAAGTTTACCAATGTCAGTATCTTTAGGAACAGCGATTGGAGATAATATAACAATAGCTGAAGTTTCTGCTAAATCAGCTGTAACGTGGGGTAATTCTAATTGGGGATTCGGAGTTTACGGTAATCAACAAGTAAACACATTGACAATGTCAATGTTAGAAAATTTCTCAGGTGTTGATCCTGCTCCTGATGCACAAGTTACTGGTCAAGCTATGGCCATGAATTTATCTGCTATTAGTAATTTTGATATAAGAGGCGATGCAAATATTGCTCCATTAGCGGCTATGGGTTGGAGTGATGGAACTTGGGGCGAATCTACTTGGGGAGATGGTTTATACAGACCAGATACTGATGATATTTTCACTGCAACTTTATCATTAGGAACTGCAACTTTAGATGCAGTAACGATTCCTACTATTACTGGTTTACCACTATTATTTACAAACGTAGGAACTCTATCTGCAACAGGAGATGGTATTGCATTCCCTTCAGGATTAGGGTTGACAATGTCTCTTGGAACAGCTACAAATGTACTGATTTGGAACGAAGTTAATACTGGTACAGCACCAGTTGACCCTCCAGGATGGCAGGAAGTTTCAACCAACGCTGCATAATTATAGTTTGACACTATATAAATTATTTAATAAAATAGTAAAATCGGAGAATAAAAATTATGGCAAACTCTACATCAGCTAGTTTAAAACTTACAGTCCAGGCTACAGGGGAAAACTCAGGAACTTGGGGACAGATCACAAACACAAACTTATTAATTCTAGAACAAGCAATCGGCGGTTATGAAGCAGTTGGTATTACATCAGGTGCAACTTTAACTTTTTCAAACGGTGCTATTTCAAACGGAAAAAACCAAGTATTAAAATTAATTGGTACAATTGGAGGAGCAGTTAACGTAACTATTCCTGATTCAATTGAAAAAACTTTTGTAGTAGATAATGCTACTACTGGTGCTTACACAGTAACTTTCAAAACTACTTCAGGAACTGGAGTAACTTGGGCGGCAGCTGACAAAGGCACTAAAATGATTTATTCAGATGGAACGAACGTTGTTGACACAGCGTTTACAGATCTTTCATCTGACTTTTCACCACAACTTTCAGCAGACCTAGATACAAATGGTAAGAATATTATTATTGATACTACAACAGGTATTATTGATGAAAACAGTAATCAACAACTTACTTTTTTAACAACTGGTTCTGCGGTTAACGAATTAACTGTAGCAAACGCAGCAACTGGTAACTCACCATCATTAGCTGCAACAGGTGGTGACACAAACATCGATCTAACTTTATCTGCAAAAGGTATTGGTATGATCAAGAACGATGGTTTGTCAGCAATGAAAGCGATTGCAGAAACAGTTACAAATGCAGCAGTAGCAGCTACCGGTACAATTCAATATGATGTAAGAACTCAAGCAGTTTTAAACTATACATCAGAGGCAGCAGCTAACTGGACATTAAATATTAGAGGTGATGGATCAAACTCTTTAGATTCAATCATGGATACAGGCGAATCAATTACTGTAGCCCACATTGTAAAACAAGGTTCAACACCTTATTACAACAGTGCAGTTACTGTTGATGGTTCAGCAATTACTCCAGAGTGGCAAGGCGGAGCAGCACCATCTGCTGGTAACGCAAGCTCATTAGATGTTTATTCATACACAATTATAAAAACTGGTTCAGCTACGTTTACAGCGTTAGCTTCTCAAACACAGTTTGCGTAATAAATTAGGAGGAGAAAGATTATGCCAATATTAGGAAGTTTTGGAGCAGCGGCAGCTAGAGGTTTCGGTGAAACAGCTGGAGGCGGTGCAGTAGAAGTAAATTATTTACTTATAGCCGGCGGCGGCGGAGGTGGGAAAGACCTTGCAGGCGGCGGTGGAGCAGGTGGTTTTAGACTATCTTATGGTAGTACCCCGCTTTCTTCTGGCGAAGTAATTGGAATGGCTCCAGGTACAGCATATACAGTAACTATTGGATCAGGATCTGGTGGAAGTTTTTCAGCAGCAGAAGGACAAAATTCTAGTTTTGGATATGCAGATGGAACTTTTTCAGCCACAGGTGGTGGAAGAGGTTACGGAGGACAAATTAGTAATCCAGCAGCAACTCAACAAGGTGGTTCTGGTGGAGGCGGCGGAGAAGGTAACGAAGGTGGTTACACTCCAGCTGAAGGAAATGACGGTGCCCCAGGCCAAGGTGGTGGTGGCGGTGCTGGAGGAGCAGGAAGTAATGTTCCAGGACCTGGTGGTCCAGGTGCTCCCCAAGGAGACATTGACGGAGCAGGAGTTTCAACTTATGCTGGCGGCGGCGGATCAGGTGGTTACATCGGAAACCCAGGTGGAGGAAATTCTCCAGGTGGCGGTGGTTCAGGTGGTAATAGACCAGGTGGATCAGGAAATGCTGGATCAGCAAATACCGGTAGTGGCGGCGGCGGAGGCGGTGCTGACGGCGGAGGACCCGGCGGAGGCGGCGGATCAGGAAGAGCTATTTTCAGAACTGATGGAGGTACGTTTACAGTTGCTCCAGGAACTAATTCAACATCAACAGCACCAAATGGTGATAAAGTTGCAGTCTTTACTGTTTCAGGAACGGTACAGGTAGACTAATGGCGACATTTGCAGAAATTGATAACAACAATATAGTTTTAAGAATAATAAAAGTTGATGATGCGGAAGCACCTAATCCAAACACTGGTGAACAATATTGTAATACTGTATTTGGTGGAACTTGGAGACAATGTTCATGGAATACTACAGGAAACGTTCACGGAGATGGTGGAACACCTTTTAGAAAAAATATGCCAGCAAAAGGCTGGATATGGGACTCAGAAAAAAATGGGTTTGTAGAACCACAACCTTATGATTCTTGGACTTTAAATGACGATACTTGTTTATGGGATCCTCCCATTGCAAGACCAAGCACGCAAGATGCTGGTGGAGTTTTTGTATATGGCAACACTTGGATTGAAGCAACTCAAAGATGGGAAGCTACAGAATATGACAATAATGATATTCCAACATCAAACAAATTTTATTGGAACCCTTCTACTTCTGCGTGGGTAGCTATATAATCTATTTACATTACTGATAATTTATGATATTCGAACCTATGAAAGGTTTGAAATATGATACTTAAATACGCTTATTGGTACTTTCCTAAAGCCATTCCTAAACAGCTTTGTCAATTAATTATTGATGAAGGATTAAATCGTCCAGGTAAAAAAGGTTTAGTTGGAGGAACTGAAGGTATAGAATTCAAAAAAAAAATGAATTTAAGAGATTCTGACGTAGTGTTTATGAATCAACCTTGGATAAACCATATTGTTACTCCTTACATTAATCAAGCAAATATTTCTGCAGGTTGGAATTTTCAATTAGACGGACCTGAACCCCCACAGTTTACCATATACAATAAAAATCAATTCTATGATTGGCATAGTGATTCTTTTGAAGAACCTGAAGATGGTTTTATTAGAAAACTTTCTATGTCACTTATTCTTTCAGATAAAAAAGATTATTCAGGAGGTCAGTTTATGTTTAACATTCAACATAAACCAGTGGAATGCAAAGAAGTAAGAGAACAAGGATCTATTGTTGTTTTTCCTTCTCATCAAGAACATATGGTAAAGCCTGTAACTAAGGGCACTAGATACTCTTTGGTA